TTACGCGACCAGTCCTGCCTAGTAGGAATAGTAGTTTGCTGCTGCAACGCGTTAGCATTATCTATGTACACGTATGTAGAGGCTGCGGTCAAGTTAGCAACAGTAATACCAGTAGCGCCTGCATATGAAACTCGAAAATAACCTTGATCGCTATTAATATCACCACTAACCGCTGGCTGGGCAAATGTAGTACCACCTACAGTTACAGAAGACACATAACTAACAGCAACTCCAGTTCCCCTATCCTTTAGTATGGCATCAGCCGAAACCTTCATCTGAGTATCGATAAGATCCATGTCGGTATTAACTTTCGTACCCCACGTGTCTTCTGAAGCACCGACTTCTGGCTTAGTTAAACCATAGTTAGTTGTAGTTGTATCAGCCATTGTAAAATCCTATTAAATAATCTGTTTATATTATACTACAAATTCGTCCAATTCGCGCTATCGGTACTTCTGTCTACCCATGCGTTAACCGCTCTAGGCACAGGCTTATATATATCATCGTTAGCAGGTATTGGCTCATACTTGTATCGGCCTGTAGCTGTAACCACTGATAGCTCATCTATCAGCACAGAAGAAACAGCTATAATAACGCCGTGAGCTACTACTATAGAATCACTATCAATAACAACGATACCAGACGCAGTTTTTGCAGGTGTGGCAGTAACTGTAGATACTTCACTAATGGCTACAGCACCACTAGCTATTCTAGCACCTGCTGCTGCAACTGAGCTTGTCGCACTAATAACTACTGAGCCAACAGTTAATACCTGACCACTAGCGCTTAATGAACTAACAGCCTCTATCGTTGCCGAAGCTGAAACAACAATTTCTGCACTGGATGATGCGCTAGACGCAACACTAATGACGGCGCTAGCATCTACATAGGCTGCTTGCCCATAGATATTAACACCGTAATTAGCTGCACCGTAACCATTAGCCATTAGGTAAGGGTAACGTCAAACTCACCAGCCTGAAAACGGAATACATCACCACTAGCAATTGCCTTACTCGCAGTCAAAGCATTCTCCATCAGCATATTACCGCTAGTAGAAGCGTCTAGTAACGCTGTGTGTGTGATCGTACCCCATGAGCCTGTAGCTGTATCAAACTCTACCGCTGAAGTATTATCACTTGCACCAGCACTAGCAACATCAAATGCTATAGCTTTGCGAGTGTAACCATTGCCTGATACCTCAGTACCACCACCAGCAGCGCCAGTAGCAGACGTGAATAGTCCAACATAAACCGTAGAAGGTGCAGTAAATGCGGCTGTGCCTAACACATCATCAAGCACTTTGTTTCGTAAATAGGTAGTAAATGCCATGTTAGTAAGCCTTTATGTTTAAGCGCAAGCCTGAGCCTGACGCGGTTGATTTATCGCTAGCGTCATTAACACGCTCTACAGCCGATTTATATAACGCTGCCCATGTTTGAGCGCGAACATCTTCCTGTAAGAATGGTGCTGAATGAATCAATGCGCCATACAAATAAATGTCTGGGTGATGAGTCAGTAGCCAATTAGTCTCGCTAATACCAGATAATGCAGGCACCTTAGCATAGTAAAGCAAGATACCATTATAAGGCCCGTCTGGGCTTGGCATTACTTCAAACTGGCCTGAGTTATGACCATAGTATGCTGGCGTACCTGTGGAATCCTGAGTCTCTGAGCGCATGCCTTGCATAGCTGCCCGTGATAAGTAGCGTAGATCGGTAGTACCATCGTTCTCTAAATGGAAACGAATAGTAGACAACCAATCAGTAGGAATACCAGTGAACTGACCATCAATTGTAGTCTCTGCCCTAGTCTCCATACGCCAATGCCGTACCTCTGTGTTGATAGAGGACTCTGCTAGTGCAATGAAGTCTGGTACGTTAGCTGCAAGATCATCACGGTTTAACCAATTCGCAATTGAAGCCTGTAGCTCTGTGTATGTTGAGATTGCCATTTAAAATCCTAGTAGCCCTGCGTATGCTTTAGCGTAGTCAAGTAACCCACGCCTATCATTATAAGCTATTTTATTCATTAATTCACTTGGAAGCTGAGAAGCTACCATACCCAATAACGGATCATCATAGCCAACCTTGTTTACGCTACCCATTAAGCCAGCAATATTAGATGCTGCCATGCTTTGTGGTGCTTCTATCGAGCCTACATCACTGCTCTGCAATCGAGCTAGGTTAGATGGTGAGTAGTCTGCGTATGTATCGTTTGATTGAGCTGCTGCGCCTAAGCCTAGCAATCCTGTACCCACTGGCGCTACTGCTTTAGCCACGCTAGATGGTGACCTATACATACTGTTTGATATAGTAAAGTCTTTATTCTTACCTTTATTTTGTACAAACCCAAAGCGTTTATAAAACTCAGATAAGCGTTTCTTTGAAGTGCCACCAAAATCAGTAGATGGTGATAGTGATACCGTTTGCCCTGTTTGGTCTGCGTAATCAGCAAGGTCATTCATTATTGAAGTGCCTACGCCTTTTGACTTCTCAGGAACGACTATCTTAGATAACTCTAAACCCTTCTTGCTCTCGAATACATCAAGCTTAACGCCCTGCTTTTCAGCAGCTTTAGTAATACTAGCCAGCGACTTTCCAGCAACACCAGCATCAGCATCATCACTACCAGCCATAGCAGCCAATCCTAGTATACCTGCGCCTGTAGTTGCTACTGGATTAGATGCTAGTATGTTAGATGAATTTGATTTAGCTGGATCAAATCGAGCATTAACTGAGCGAATATTTGAAGGGTTAAATACTATCGTGTGTACAGTATCATCATCAACTTCCATGCCTTTGAATATATTACCCTTATGTTTAATAGTATCAAATCCAGAGTCTTCTATAGCCTTACGGTACACTTCGTTATTAATTAACTTACCTTGATCGTTGTCTGCGTACCACTCGGTAGTTCGCATAATATCATCTAACTCTAAAGCTGTTAGTCCGTCAGAATCCATTGCAGCTTCATTTATACTGCTCATCAAGTCACTAGCATCAAAACCATACTCATCCGCTTGGTTGCTTAAAGATAACATAAAGTCAGCCAGCTCACCTTGAGGCTCTTCGTAATTCATAGCGTCATAGTAACGCTCATCAACAAGATCTTCTACAGCATCATCAAAATCACCTTTATCATCGTAATCATTAATATCTAACTCATCACGAATCTCATCTGCCAAGTCATCACGATTAGGTAAATCACGCTCATACTTCATAAACGTATCTTCTTTAGTTCCTAGATCGTAGGTTTTATTGCTTCGTAATTTGATAGGGTAAACCGCGCCAGAGTTATCGCCAGCAAGCTCTTTTGTTGCCACTCTCCTCTTAAAGTCATCAAATACTTCTGAGTTGCCAAATGATATAGACTTTGCTTCTTTTTTTGTCATTTGTGGAAACGCATTCAACAAATCGTCAATCTCATATCCATCAAGCTCGGAATCAATAGCATCCATTCTTTGCTCTATTCGACTTGTTAGGTCTGGCCCCAGCCCTGCGTAATGCTCACTTGCATCATCAGCGCTTGAGGTAAAGTAATGGCCTGCACCAAAATGCCCTTCTGGGTTTAAGGTTCCAGCCTTACTAAAGTCATCAATATTATGAGTTGAGCCGTGAAATACATCATCGACAAAACCCATTAATCCTGCTGAAGCTTTTCTGCCTGCTGTTAGTGGTGCGCTAAGTAATCCCATTAGAGAAAATACCCGCTCTTCTTAGGCTTCTTAACAGGCTTCTTTTTTGGCTTAGTGGCTTTCATGGCTATACCTCACAATATATATGGCTTGATTATACCACTTACACAATTCCTTTTAAACCACGCTTTAACGCCCCTCTATGCTTCTTCTTGCTACGCCCTAGCTCACCAGCAGCAAATGCCTGTGCTAACTGTCTAAGCGCGTCAGCAGCCTCACTATGGCCCTCACTCTTGTCAGGTATATGCGACCATCTTTGTTCTGACCTGCTCCACTTGCGGCGGTATGATTTAAGGTGGTCTAAACCCTTAGCGCATTTAACCTCGTCAATGTACAAGTACGGGAATACATCAGACACTTGCTGAATACCCCATAGAATATCCTGTATCCTTGGCACTACACGCCAATTAGTTGACGGCATTAGTTCCTTGAGCATCTGCCTTGGAGACTTGTTACTTATCTGGCCTTGGCGCTTGTGGTCAGCATCATGTGGCAGATACATATCCTCAAACACTAGATCCAATGACTTAATCCATTTCACAGCATGGCTGTATGACTCACCCCATGCCTCATAGAAGTCTATACACCTGAACTCTAGCCCTACCTGCTGAACAACCCATACTGCACAGCCATCACTAGCGCCAATGTCCCAGAATGTCATGCAAGGATGCGCGTCCACTACTGGCAGCTTACATATCCTGCCATCAGTCTGAGCCTTGTTAATCTCCCTAAGCCAGAATGCTCCCTCTGGATACTCAAGGAAGTCACCCTCCCATACGTGGCCATAAGTATCAGGTCTACGCTCTAAGTCTTCTAATCGTTCCTGCTCCAGCACTTTAGGGAACCAAGGGTTATCCGTATGGTTCATCTTAACAATCTTGCTGTTAGCTGGTGGATTAACCCTATAGCGTTCATGCGTAGCACTGTCTTTGCTTTCAGGGTTCCACGTCACCCATACTTCGGAGTCATCTTCTCGCACTGTAGGGATTAGCTTACGCCATGCTGCCTCTGATACTGTCTCACCCTCATCTACCCATGCCAATAGCAATCGAGCCTTTGACTTTATAGAGTCTAGGTTATGACGTAGGCCAGCGAACACGTAATAGATACGCCCATCCTTTGACCTAATGTATTTCTCACCTATCTCATAGTAAGCCTCTAGCCAAGGTACTGACCTAATAGCAGACTTCACTTCCTCTAGTGATGATTCTTCTAGCGAGTTAAGGTGTTCACGACCACATAGTATCTGGCCTGAGATATTAGCATTGCCAAACCTATAGCCCCATACAGCAGTCATTAGGGCAAATGATCTAGTCTTACCTGAACCACGACCACCCCACGCTCCCCTGTATCTAGCATCACCTTGGAATATTGGAACTAGCTTTGGCGGTAGTTCTATTTCACCTGTAGACATTAATCAAACTTCTTAAAAGTTATTTCGCAAGAATCAGAAGATGCTATAAAACTCTTTATCAGCTCTTCCTTTTCATTATCCAAAGCTTCCTGCTTCTCTACCCAAGCATTTACCAATAGCTTCTGCTCATCTGTTAGTTGCATCTGACGTTCGTTGTAGTTGCTGTCTTTATTCTGAAACACTGCCCCTGCTACCCATTCACCGTCTACTTTAATAAAATCAAACTCATACCAATCACCCATGCTATTTCCTCCTAGTTACTTTTTATTTATTCTCTTCATTAATGCGTTGACTACCTAAAGGCTTGCAAGTAAAGCCTGTGCCTTGCCAATACTCACCAGTATGAAGTTTATGTACTCTCCCATCGATACATTTCTTTTCTTGATTAGCTATTACGCTAATACCGACACCAAATGCGATAATCAATAAGAGCGCACAAAAATATAACTTCATACATCAAACTCCTTAGCGACCAGTTCAATACGTGTCACAGTAGTAGGAGACATAGAGCCATCACTAGAGGTGCTATCCATCTTATCGCTTAACCCATGCTTACCCATTAAGAGCTTCACTATACTAGCGTTCATGTCATTACTTAGACCGCCATCCATAGCAACTGCGAACTGTGTTTGTTTTACCCTACTGAGTATCTCTTTAAACTCAGGCTTTTCATCTGACCATCTATACAATGTAGCGTCAGCTATACCTAAGTATAAAGCTAAATCTTGGTGGCTTGGAATGAGTCTAGTGTATACATCTAGGTATTCATTAGCTTTTGCTAATAGTTCAGTGGTGTACTTAGTTGGACGACCTTCTGGCAGCCCTGTTGGTTTAGTTGCCATTACATTACCCCCTTTAATAAAGCCATACTTTCTTTATCAATGATAATGTCATCACCTGATTTTTGTTGCATGCGTACTGTGTAGGTTAGTTCGTCAACAAAAACCCAAGTACCTTCTGTGTCAATAAGCCGATTAACTGCACGTAACTTTTCTTCAATAAAGTTAATATTACTTGTATTTAAGTAAATTGATTTATTTCTAAATTCATTATGAATGTGCATGCATTTGCCAATGGATTTCTTAACAACGCTTATAACTTTAATTTCAACTAACATTCTATTGTCTCCGCTATGGGGTGGACTTAACGTAAGAGTTTATTATAACACTTCTTCCGCTTTCTTTTCTAGCATTGCTATCTGTACATCACGCCAAGCTAACTCAAAAGCTATCTCATTGCCATGCAGGTTCTCAGAATACAAAGCGTTTCTATGTATCCATGCAGCGTGCTCAAATGATTCTGTTAATCCATCATCACCTTCAATGGCTTTTTCCCAGTTCCTATACTCACTCATAACACTAACCTCCTATACTCTTCTAGCGTAATGCCTAGCTCTATAGCTTCTTTTATATCAGAAGTACCAGTGCGAACCTTGTTAGCTACATTGGCTCGCTCTAGTTCTAGCCTAGCTTCTTCGCTTACTATAGCTGCTGCCTCTTCTTTGGAGTAGCACAGTAATTTGTATTCTTCTTCACTCATAAAAGCATGCCGTTTAAAAACCATAAATAGCATATTATACTAATCCATTCAGTAGCGCTAATTAAAGCACCACCTTGCCTAATCCTAGTTTCGCTTATTCATATTCACTACTCTTTTTTATTTAACTTTTCTTTATCGTTAAATGGCTCTGAATTATAAATAAAGTCCATTAACTCCCTAAGCTCTTGAAGTCCATAATGCCACTGGCCTCCTTTTTCTCTGCTGCAATCGTCCTTTATAAATTGACACTCAATAAACCTTGCAACCTCTTCCCTAGTTTCCATTTCCTCGCTCCGCTGCTTATCAATCTATTTATTGTATAACACTTCTGTTAACACTACAAACATTTTTGTTAATTAGTTTGGGAAGTCATAGCCCCATGCCGTTCCTTAGCCAGCTTATAACGCCTATAGTCAGCTAGTGATTGCTCTCTGCCTCCACGCTTATCAGCCTCGTATATCATCATGCAAACCTTATCAGTCTCGATAGTGGCCTGCTGCTCTCTGGTTGGGCCTGTAGGTCGGCTGGAGTCTGGTGGGAATAGCTCACTAACACTCAACCCTAACGACTCCACAATCTCTAACCCAGTAGCTCCGCATGAGAAGCAATTCATTAGCACCGTCCCATCTTGGCACTCCTTAACACCCATACTAGCAGTCCTGTCGCCGTGAACTGGGCATAGGGCTACCCATTTACTCTTGCCGTTAGCTTTAACGCCGTCTAGCATCATCAGTATTGCTTCTACGCTCATGCCGCACTACTCCGTTTACTGTACCTAATCTGGGTACTTGTTATATATTTTCTAGTTTCATCACTTATGCCATCTACCATGTGAGGCTTGATAGCATTAGGCCAGACTCCGTAACGTTCACGGTACTTGTGACTAGCCCATCCACCGTCTTTATAGCCCTTACCTCTACTGTACAGTAATAACTCAGAATAGAATACACTTTTGTCTTCTTTTGTTGCTGTTTTGTTTCTCTGCTCTGGCGTTAGCTTGGTTAGAATCTCACTGGTAGACTCTAGCTGTTCCTTTACTGGTATCTCATAACCGCACTTACAGCGCAGGCCAACCATCTGCTGTGTACACTGAGGGCATTCTTTAGTCTTAGGCTCTTTTTTATCCTTGGTTAATTCACGCTCGTTATACTTCTGCTCACCATCATCTAAAACGTCTGGCACAATAGCCTCTGCTGGCCCATGACGGCCATAGTTTCCTGCATGATCTAATACTATCGATTTTTCTTTACCCTCATGGATTCTGAGAATGCGGCCTATTCTTTGCTGGTAAACAATTTTACTTTTGGTCGGGAAACAATCTATACAGCAGCTTACTGGTGGTGCGTCATAGCCAGTATTCAATAAACGACTACACGACAAGATCATAAACTGCCCAGAGTCATGGGCCTTGTATATCATTTCTCGCTCTTCTTCATCCATGTAGCCATCAATATGCTCTGCTGCTATACCTGCCTCGTTAAACTGTCGTACCAATTCCTTAGAGTGCTTAATGCTTGGAGCAAAGGCTATTGTCTGCTGCCCTCCTGCCCACTTGAGCCAGTTCTTTATTATGTCACCTACTAGCTGGCCATCCTTCTCTGTAGCATCAGATAGAGCCTGTGGATCATAGTCTGTACCGCCAGTTGGTAGCTGCTTATTCTTTACGCCGTCTAGGTTAGCTTGTCTACCGCCATAGTAATCCACCTCGCACAAATAGCCCTTGTCTATAAGCTGCTCAGTAGTAATAGGCACTAAAAGGTCGTTAAAGTATTTACCCAACCCTTTGGAGTAAGGTGTAGCACTTAGCCCTATAAATGGTAGCGCGTTAAACACATCCATCATGTGCTTGTGAGCTTTGTGCAAAGAGTGTATTTCGTCCATGATGCAAATATCAAATATTGGCAGGTGCTGCTTTCTGGCTAGTGTTTGAATAGATGCTATCTGAACAGGTGCGCTGTAGTTTGTGCGCTCATGGTTCCCCTGCATAACGCCAACATCAAGCCCGAACCTATCAAAAGTTTCTAGCGTCTGCTGAACCAGCTTAATACGGTCGCATACAAACAGTACGCGTTTACCTTTATCAGAAGCCATTTTAGCTATCTGAGCTGCTACAACCGTCTTTCCAAATCCCGTAGGCGCTGCTAATAGTGGACGGTTTAAACCTTTGCTTAGTGACTGCCTAAGCATTTGTATGGATAGTTCTTGGTGCTCGCGTAATTTCATACATTCACCCCATTATTCGCAAACTCTCCAAAATACTTTTTTGCTGCCTTCTGATATGCTGCGGCGGCTTCATTTTTATCATGGAAGCATCCCAAGCGCTTAGGTTTGCCACCGATATATATTCTAGCAATCCATTTATTTTCTGTCTTATGCCAACAAACGCCCTTGATCCCAGACGTGTTGTTAATTGAGATTTTTTTATTTTGTTGATTTTGGGTGTTTGTAGCTTGTCTTAAATTAATTATTCGGTTGTCATTACGCACACCGTTAATGTGGTCTATTTGATTGTCTGGGAATGATCCGTGGGTGTACAGCCATGCCAGCCGATGCGCTCTGTATGTTTTACGGCAGATACTAATACGAACATACCCTCTGCATGTAGGGCATCCAGCAATATTCCCATTACGTTTAACCCACGTAAACACACCCGTATCAGGATTGTAGCTCAGTAATTTTTTGAGTAGCTCTTGAGTAACCATGTTATTTGCTCCTATTGCAAAAGCCCTAGAGAAGTGAAGTGGAGGCCAGCCTAGGGAGCTGGTTTTCGGGTTCGATGCCCTATCCACAAGTTAATTATAGCACTACTTTTGCTAGTAGTATTAGTTATTTATCTTGTATTTTATCTTACTTTTTTCAGACAATAGTGGTCACTAGATGGTTTGGGATACCTAGATATATACTCTAAGAATCTTCACCAGCAATATGCTATTTGCTTAGTCCACTTACCACAATTTGCATAAACCGTTTATCATCCGTGAATGGCTGGTCTGCCCCCTATGTGTGTATCCGCTTGCTATGTTTGTATCTAGGCATTGCGCTGCTTCGATCAGTCCCATCAATCCTGTGCGGTAAGTGCTATCCTACGTTTAAAGCCTTTGTAGTTGGCATGAGCGTTGTTTTTTATTGCGGCAACACTAAAGAAACCCGCATTTTGTTGCTGGATTCGAGTTGCGAGGAAAAGGATATTGCGTTGATATAACGCTAATGATAAACTAACACCTGTGTTGGCGCTGGTTCTTTTCTGACTCTCGCTGGCTCGAATGAGGCTCTAACCTCTTCACCAACACAACCTACATTTTATAGCCTCACTCGTTTAATTGCAAGTGGGGCTTTTCTTTACTCAGAAATTTCCTTGTTAAGGATCAACACATTTTAATGTAATCTTACAAGTATCTAGCTCTGTATCCATTTCAATACTATAAGTAGACCAAGAACGGTTTCTATAATCACTCAAGTAGCTATAATCAACCACTGCTTCTTTTATAGTCTCTTTTTTTAAAAAAATAAGCAACCCACTACTTGTTTTAAAATCATATCTTAATTCTTCAGCGCTCATATTATATGTCTTTGAATATAAAATCATTTTGTATCCTCCTCTGCTTTCCTGTTAACAATCAACTCGTATTCATAAAGACCTTTGCCAAGGTGATGCTTATTTACTATGTTACTGCCAAACCTTACCTTTCTCATGTGCCTGAGTTGTGCGCTTATTGATGCTGGTGGGTAGCCTGTTATAGTTTCAATAGTTCTTAGGGTTCTACGCTTGCCGTCACGCATACAGTTAAAAAGATCCCAATACTGACTTGATAGCCTTTGGTTGTCTTCTTCATGGTTATAGTCTGATCCATTAAATCGCATCTTACTTACTCCCTTGTTTAGTAAGGACTTCACGCAGTTTAACTACTGGGCAACTGTCATGGTGGGTAGTAGCACAACACAAGTCACTTCCACAATGATGACAGCCATACACCTCATCGATAGAGAAGAAGTTATCAAAAGGCTCTAGCGCCATTATTGAGTCTGTTAGCTCCTGAAGCTCTGCAACGTAATTTCCAATTTTGCTCATGCTATTTCTCCAGTAATAGACCAACATTTAACAAAGCAACTTTTGCGTAACTTCTCACATACTCAACAGGCCATTGCTCAGTAGTGTCACCATAATGGCAGGTATCAAACCCAATCATCCAAGAACCTACATCGTCCTCAATAATCTCATCAAAACACAGTAAAGTACCAGAGTCTACTAATTCTGAATACGTTAAACCGCCATGTACATTAATATCAATATCATCATAATGCTTGCCGTACCAAGGATGGTTTTTGTCATCTATCACCAAATAACCATTAGCTTCACCAGTATCCATGTACCCTATTGCCTTGTTTCTATTAATAATTACTCTCATAAGTTACCCCAGTATTAAATAAATAGAATGGTAGCTCCGAGAAGAATAGCAGGGCCAATAATATTTACAGCCATTTTAATTCGGCGGTCATTGCGCTCTGCCCGTTTAACTTCTGGGCTTGATACAAGGTATTTATAATCATTCATGTGATTCTCCGTTTTGTTATTTACTTAACTTGAGGTAATAGTAAACCCATTCGTTTAGAATGTAAACCCTTTTGTTTAGGAATTAATAGATAGTTAGTTGTTATACTAAATTGTAGATTAATAGTGTACAATAATGACTTACATTAACTGTGTGTAGCTCAGTCTGGTTAGAGTCCTCGACTTGGAATCGAGATGTCGTAGGTTCAAATCCTGCCACACAGACCAATTCGCCTCTATGATGGAACTGGTAGACATGACGGTCTTAGAAACCGTTGCCGCGAGGCGTGTAGGTTCGACTCCTACTAGAGGCACCATCTTATAATTTCTTTTTTAGCTTGATATATAAAAAATAGTATGTATAATCGTAAGTCACGTTTCTCTGTGTCGTTATCGACCTGACCGCTACAAGGACTGTCAATCTGAGTAGCACAATCCAGCCCATTAATTTGGGCTTTTTTGTGTCTGAAATTAATTAAGTGTTGATTGTTTCTTTTTGAGCTTGAGCTTTGCTTTAAAGATCTGCTTGATTCTGCGGAGGTAGATTATATCGTGCTTAACGGTATCGTTGTTACACTCTAATGCCTCTACCTTATCTAAGCCAATACGCTTTATTAGCCTGATACGGTACTCAACAACATTGCCAGAGAGGTAGCGGTTGCACTTGTGGCAATGCTTGTGGCAGTTGTGCTGGTGGAAGGATAGGTGTTTAGCTGCACCTCTTGAGCGATAGTGTCCAGCGTCCCAGTAGCCACCAAGTCCATCATGGTCGCCAGAAGCGTCACAGCTTATACAAGGTAAATCTCTATCACGGTATCTCACGTATGCGTTAAAAGCTGTTTGAGCCTCTGTACGCCACTGTGACGCTGTTTTAAGCTCTGCCTTTAACTTGGTTAGGGTTTCTTTCTTGCGCTTGTCTGAGGATGCTCTAGCGCCCTTTTTGCCATGCTCCACTACACAATCCATAGAACAGAAAAAGCCCAGCGGAACCTTTATACCAGATTCGACTAGGCTGTATTCTTTGCATGACCTACACTTCTTTTTAGCGTTAG